TTCTGTAAAGATTGTAATATACCAATTAGATTATTTCAAGAACCATATTTTTTAGACAGAATTAAGCTTTTTGATGATTTTTATGGAACAGTTAATAAATGGATTAGATTTGCAAGTGAATTACAGCAATACAATTGTGAACAGGATTACTTTGAGGAATATAATCATGTAAAGGATGCAGCTATTACAAGTATCAAAGAGTCAGAGGCATATCAGAGATTTAATGCGGAAGATATGAACAAATTCACTGTGATTCATAAAAATTTATCTAATAAAGATATATTTAAGCCAACTAATACTGGAAGAGTTTTTATTAGTATTGATATGAAAAAGGCTAATTTTTCATCTTTGCACGAATACGATAGGAATATGTTTCGTGGAACTGATACATGGGAAGATTTTATTTCTCAATTCACAGATAACGAACATATTATAAATAGTAAATATATTCGTCAGGTAATTTTGGGCAATTGCAATCCCAAAAGACACATCACATATGAAAAGTACCTTATGGATCAGACATTATCGTTATTATATGACATCATTAGTGAAGAGAGAATTGTATTCTTTTCAAATGATGAGATTGTTTATGATATGACAACAGCAAGTAATTTGCACATGTTAAATCTTGTGAAAAATTGTGTTGAAAAAAGATTAAATACAAAATCTAATATTCCATTTAGAGTTGAATTATTTTCGCTCCATAAAATCAATGGTACTGACGGGTACTGTAAGAAAATCTATAAAGAAAATGGAGAATATAATATTGAATTTAAGTGTTTGGATAATTATATGATGCCATTCGTACTTAGATATTTCTTGGGAGAAGAAATTACTGAAAGTGACAAGGTGTTCTACCATGAAGGACTATTGGCAAAGTTTATTGATGAACCGAAAATTGAGGTGAATTTGGATGAAAAGATTGAAAATTGAAATTCCATCTGGTGCAAATGAAATTATTCATACTTTACAAAATAATGGATATGAAGCTTTCTTAGTCGGAGGATGTGTGAGAGATAGTATTCTTGGCAGACCAATTCACGATTACGACATTACAACTTCTGCCACACCAGATGAAATGATGGAAGTATTCAAAGATAAGAGAATTATTGAAACTGGTTTGCAACATGGAACTATTACCATTGTAATTGACGGTGAGGGATATGAATGTACCACTTACAGAATTGATGGTAATTACTCAGATAGTCGTAGACCTGATAGTGTAACATTTACACGAAATCTTAAAGAAGATTTAAAGCGTAGAGACTTTACAATCAATGCGATGGCATACAATGATGAAGTTTGTTTTGTAGATCCGTTTAATGGCATGGAAGATATTGAGCATTATAAAATCCGATGTGTTGGTAGAGCAGAAGATAGATTTTCAGAAGATGCTTTAAGGATTTTACGTGCTATTCGGTTTGCTTCACAACTGGGATTTGTGGTTGATTCTGATGTAAGTTTGAATATTCATAAAATGTATAAGAATTTAGAGAATATATCTATTGAAAGAATCAACAGTGAGTTCTGTAAGATTGCATTATCAAGCGAGTTTTATATACAGATAGGATTATTCCGTGAAGTATTCTCGTTATTCATCCCTGAAATTAAAGACATGTTTGGCTTTCAACAAAATAATCCATATCACATCTATGATGTATGGAATCATACAGTACATGCAGTACAAGCTTATGAATGTGATTGTGAGCCTGACTTGAATCCAAGGGATTTGATTACGTCATTGGCTGTATTTTTTCATGATATTGGAAAGCCACATTGTTATCAAGATGGCGAAGATGGTATTAGACATTTTAAAAGTCATGGAAAAGTCAGTGCTGATATGACTGATACAATTATGAAAAGACTTCGTTTTGATAATGATACAAGAGAAAAGGTTGTTGAATTAGTCTATTATCATGATGCTACTTTTGAGGTAGGAAAGAAATATATCAAGAGATGGCTTAATAAAATTGGGGAAGAACAGTTCAGAAGGTTATTAAATGTTCGTAGAGCTGATATTAAAGCACAAGCAGATATTAATCAGGAAACAAGATTACAGAAAATGGATAACATCGGATATATCTTAGAAGAAGTCTTACAGGATGATGAATGTTTTTCTCTAAAGGATTTAGCAGTTAATGGTAAGGATGTAATGGATACAATGCTCATTAAAAGTGGAAAAGAAGTTGGCTACTGGCTCAATGAAATCTTAACTCGTGTAATAGATGGAAGATTAAAAAATGATAGAGAAGATCTTATTTATTGGATGACTGGTATTACAGATGGTTGGATTAAATATTAAAGTGAGGTGAAATAATAATTGGAGTGGATTAAATGTGTTGAAGGACAAATGCCAGAAGATGATAAAAGATACAAAGGCAAGAAAGTGATCAATGTACTTGTTACCACAAATCGAGGAATGGTAACAAAAGTACAAAGACAATACTATGATGGAATATGGTATTGGGGAAGAATTACTGGCGGTATGAGAGCTTGGATGCCGTTGCCAGAACCATACAGAGAATAAGTGAGGTGAAATGGATATTATAGAAGAAATTTTGGACAAATATTTTGATGAAGAACATGAATATTATCATCGTTACAGAGAAGATGAAGAAAATTATTATGATGTCGTGGACGAGTTAAAGCAGGAATTAACTAAGAAGAACATTTCTTTTAAGTTGGATGTTACAGACGCATTTGATTCTCCTGGTTATGAGTGTTCTGTTTTATCAATCGCTTATATTAGACCAAATAATAATTGGGGTTCTATTGAACTGGAAACAGTTTTATTAGAAAGCATGTAGAGAATAATCTAATATAGAAGCAATTCTATTTATGGCTGATCAGCCAAACTTTTCCAAAAAAGAGAGGTGAGAATTATAAAACAAAATAGTTTTACAATTAATATTTTCTTAGATGAAGATAGAATAGATAAAGAAATAATAATATATTATATTTATCGTGCCATTCAGAAAGAATTAAATAGTGGCAATGT